GATGGCGACGTACAAAAAGGAAATGGCAGCCGATAAGAAAACTATGGCTGCGCAAAATAAAAATATGTCCGCTGCAAAGAAACAGGTTGATAATTATAAACAGCTAGTCAAAGACCAGACTAATTTCAATAATGCTTATCAAACCGCTTCATCACAAATGCTTTCTGAATTTTCGAGTGCGATGAGCGAGTATCAGACGAAAGCTGAAGCCTTAATCAACGATACGATAAACGGTATTACCGACACCTATCAAGCTCGTTACGACGATTTGATAAGTAAGCAGGACAATCTGATCTCCAAGTTAAAGAGCGCAGGAGATTTATTTGAGATTTCGGGTGCAGGTATCATGACTATAAATGATATTAAGGCACAGACACAGAATATAAAAGACTACGCTCAAAAATTACAGACCATTAAAGGAAAAGTGTCATCAGAGTTATTTGACCAGATTGCGAGTTATGATATAGACGAAGGTGGGGCATTTATGGATCGGCTGCTATCTATGAGTGATGCGGATCTAAAAGCATATTCAGATGCGTTTGATGAAAAAATGCGCGTATCTGAAGAATTAGCCAAAAAGACATATCAGAAAGATTTTGAAAATGTCACAAAGGAATATAAAAATTCCTTGTCCGCAGCCTTTAAAGATTTGCCAAAACAATTCGAAGAAATGGGCATCGATGCAATGAAAGGGTTTACCACTGGCCTGACAAAGAATACAGATTATATGACAAAAGCCATAAAAACGATGGTTAGTGCTATGGTGGACGAGTTCAAGGATGAACTGGACATACATAGCCCGTCAAAGGTTACTGCGAAAATAGGAATATTTACTGCGCAGGGGTTTGGAAACGGATTACTTGACAGTATCAGTCAAGTGCAGGCAAAGGCAAAGAAATTTATCAATAGTGTGACTAGTCCGCTCACAGATATGGCCACTAATATTCCGAATGTACGAAGTGCGGTCAAAAGTAGTGCCAGAAATGGAATTGCAAATAGCAATCAGACGATTGTAAACAATTATAATCTTGTGCAGAACAACACAAGTCCAAAATCGCTTTCAGCACTTGAGACTTATAGAGCTAGACGGCAACAGGTAAGCATGGTTAAAGCTATGACACAGCCAGTGTAAAAGGGGGATAACGAATGTATGAGTTAATCGCACAAAATAAGTACGGGGAACAGTTAAAAATGACGAATAATCCCCGTTATGTTATTACGGATGTAGACGGTCTTTATCCCCCGGAAGGAACTATAAATACAACGCAGGTAGCGAATACGGATGGATCTGTATTTAATAGTTCTCGTATCAATGATCGTGTTATTACCATCACCATGGCGATAAATGCACCAGCTGAAGCAAACCGCATTTTGTTGTACCGCTATTTTAAAACGAAGTATCCGGTACGCCTGTATTATAAAAACGGTACGCGGGACGTATACATAGACGGCTACGTTTCAAAGTTTTCAGTGGAGTATTTTGAGAAGAAACAAACTGCACAGATTGAGATTACTTGTCCGATGGCGCTTTTCAGAGCTACAAAGGAAAGCAGTACGGAATTTTCGAATATAGAAAATATGTTTACTTTTCCGTTTGCAATCGAAGAGGCAGGGGTACCGTTTTCTTACATTGCGTTGGGAGAACAGAAAACTATTATAAATGGCGGAGACGTGGAAACTGGCGTGGTTATACGCCTAAATGCATTAGGTACGGTCAAGAATCCTAAAATCTATAATGTAGATACGATAGATCGCATGATATTGAATGTTACAATGCAGGCAGGAGATGAGATTACGATAAATACGAGAAAAAAAGAAAAGTCAATCACACTTCTACGTGATGGAGTAACGACTAATATCGTGGGAAGATTAGAAGCGGGTTCAACATGGTTTAACTTACTGCCTGGCGATAATGTATTTACATACGAGGCGGATGAACTTCCGGAAAATCTACAATGTACATTTATAATCAACAATCAGTTTGAGGGGGTGTGAGTATGGACATTTATGTGCTCGACTCTACTGCACAAATTCTTGATATGATAGATAACTTTAAAAGTATAATTTGGACAGTCCAGTATTTCAATGTCGGTGAATTTGAATTAATCGTACCGGTGACGGAGAAAAATATTGCACTATTGCAAAAAGATAGACTACTTTGCCGGGACAAAGATCGCAACGGAGATATATGGCGGAATGTTATGATAATCGAAAACGTCAAGACAGTTGCGGATTATGAAAATGGTGACAGCGTGACTATATCTGGCCGGGGCTTGAAAAGTATTGTAGGCCGGAGAGTCGTGTGGCAGCAAACAAATCTGGCCGGTAATGTTGAGACAGGAATCCGGCAGGTACTCACAGAGAATATCATTGCACCGGCCGATGAGAAACGAAAGATTGATAACTTTATTCTTGATGAACCTGCCGGGATTACAGATACATTTGATACACAACTGCTGGGCGAAGATCTTGACGAGTGGATAATGTCTACTTGTCAGACATATGGTCTTGGCTGGGACGTGTATATTAAAGACGGGAAATTTGTTTTTATACTTTATAAAGGATGCGACCGGTCATACGGGCAAAAAGACAATTTGCCCGTTGTATTTTCAGATGAATTTGATAATCTCTTAGCCTCCACCTACACTTATGAACGGGCAGAATTTAAAAATGCAGCATTAGTGGCAGGCGAGGGCGAAGGAGTAAATCAACGCACAACGACAGTGGGCGATTCTGGCGGATTAGAACGTTATGAAGCATACATTGACGGTTCAAGTGTATCGAGCAACGGGACAATCATCACAGAAGAACAATATTATAAGATGCTACAAGATTATGCGAAAGATGAGCTGAGTACAACATCATTTACAGAATCGTTTGAAGGAAATGTAATTCCCGACGGAAACTATAACTTGAACGAAGATTATTTTTTAGGTGACGTGGTACAGGTAATTAATGAATATGGTATAAGTGCAGCTCCTCGCATTGTCGAAATAATTGAGAGCGAGGATAAAAACGGAAAATCAACCGTACCGACGTTTAGTACATGGGAGGTGTAAAGATGGCAATCACATATGGATTTTTTAACGCAATAAAACAATCAGACGGAACGTATGACCGCATGTATAATGCAGACCAAATGAGTACATATTTTGAAGGATTGATAAGTGACGGGATATACGAAAGCGTAGATGATGGTATGCAGGTGTTAGCTGCTTCGGATATGCAAGTGCAGGTTGGAGCGGGCAGGGCTGTTATCGGTTCAAGGTGGCTTAAAAATACAGCAGCGTATCCGATCATACTTAACCGTGCACATGTAACTTTAAATCGTTATACCGCTATCATAATCAGGCTGGATTTATCGGCGCGTACAATTGAAATCACAACGAAAGATGGAGATAATGCGACAACTCCAGCGAAACCAGTGATGGAAAACACCGAAATGATAAAAGAAATGTGTTTGGCGTATGTTTATGTGGGCAGAGGGGTGACTGCTATCACACAGGCGAATAT